CTGTGATTGGTTTTACACGTACATACAAGCCCTGCACGTGGTTCTCGATCCACGAGTTCACGGCTCGGGACGCCGCGTTGTTTCGCGCGGACTTAATTTTATGATTTTTATTTTGTTTTTGTGATTTATAGTTTAGCCTCGTGTCGGAGGCGTAGTTTAACGTCGTTGCGGACGCAACATAGTTTAGCGTCATTGCGGACAAAAGAATAGTTTATACTCGTCGCGGAGAAATACAAATACTTAGTTTATTCTCGTCGCGGAGTTTCCTTTCTTAAACTAGGTGATATCCATCAGCACGGACTCCAAGAATTCGTTCGTGATAGCGTCTAGAAGCGGCGACGCCCAGAGGCGAAGCCAGCAAGGACCCAGCTGCTCCGACTACCGAGTCGACAGTAGGCAAATACTGGCTTATAGACCTGTACATGCTTTCGAAGGTAGTAGATGGAACTGCATCGGCCACGGATGGAGAATTGGCTGCGGAGTCAGTATGCTGTATGGTGGCGTTTGTGTTAGTGCACTCCATGTGAAGAATAACCTCCACGAAAATGTTGGTGGATGCAGGCATACTTTGGCCGGTAATTACCAGAAAGGAACCATCGGACGTGGAGTCCACTGGTTGGGGAGTATAAAAGGGCTGAAAAGAAGTATTCGCTCCCAGACTGATTTTCGCCATATCACAGTCATGGAACTCGAAGTCCTTATTGTCAGTAGGCCGCCAAGTAACTTGGAGAAAATCGGCACCACCAGGACGAGACATGTGTTCGCGCAGGTATGGTAAATTGGCGGCATATTGTACCGGGTTGTTAAAAAGTGGAGCTTCTGCGGGCAAAACGGGCTTGTCCGTGTCGGCTTTGGGGGCTACAAGGTCATGCAAAGCGGCGCGCGGAGCCAATCCCATCTGGATGACGCCGGGAGTACTTGTGGCGGCAACCATGGGATATAGTCGCGCGCCCATGGCAAGCGTGCGACAACTATTAAACAACCCGGAAAGCAGGGCGGAATTTCCGGCGGGATATAATCCCGCGCTAGTGTAGACTGGAACGTTTCCAAACCCGGCAATGGTAAATGCTAAAAGATTCTTGTGAGATGGCAGGACGTACATGGCAAAAGAGCCATCGGCAGCTGTTGATATGTACGACCTCAAGTAAGCAGTGTGTACTTCGGTGGGAACCATGCACCCGTACCCCGCACGAACGGGGGCGTTATTGAAAGGGTCGGCAAGGCAGCGCATGTATTTCATCGCTAATCCTTGGCCGAGACCCCGCGGGATGCGGCTACGCGTGCGACCCTGGCGTTTGGTCGTAACGACCGTCGTACGTTTTTCCCTCTGGGAGGGGGGGTTTCTTTTCTGCTTACGAGGCTTAGAAACTTTGGTTACGGTAGTAATTTTAGTCATGTTACTACTATTGATATCTATTATTGCTATTTGAATAAAAATGACACTCCGGTCCGTCAACCGGAGTTAGTTACTCGTCAGTGAAGAAACGAACCCACGGAGTTAACCACGTGCTGGCGTAGTTTTGCGCCTTTTCGGGCGTCGAAAGCCAGTGATATAACCGAGGTGGACGTTTTGCCATACGTGGAAGGTAAGTACACGGCTCTAATTCCGTGGAGGAGGCGCACTGTCTGTCCTCGACCACGTATGGGTTGCTGGCCAAACGGCCAGGTGCTCATCGGGATCCTAATTCCTTAGAGCGCGGCAATAATAGGGTGCTAGATTTACGTCATCGCGGACGTAGTTTTGCGTCATTGCGGACGGACGGTAGTTTAACGTCGTTGCGGACGAAACAAATACAATTTAATTACGACTCAGATCATCCATGTAGTTGTTATTGAAATCAACGTGCTCTTGTCTACAGCCCTTCGCGAACAATGTCGTGCCCAGGTTTTCGCACTCTTTGCGGAAAGCGGGCAAGGTGACCTGTTGGCCGTCACGTCCGTCAACCACGATTTCTACCAGAGGTGTGCTCGGAAGCTCCTCGTTGGTATCGGGGGTGACCTTATCGGCGGAAAAGGCGCGGCTGAAAATGGCCATGTCGAGAACGTAGGGCAGGGCTTTAATCTTTTCCAATTCTGCCCTAAAAACCTCCAGGTGTTCGCGTCTAAGGCCGTAACAATGCTCGAGCATGGTCCAGGTAGCGTCGTTCGGCGCATATTTGCCGGATAATGGATTTTCATGCAGGTGCCTGCGACGCAAGTCTTTGGAATAGTAGGCCTCTACGTTAGAAGTCAAGGCTATGGTCTTTCTCCAGTAATCGTTGAGAAAGGGGACACAATGACTAGACTGCAACCGACTCAACGCATCACCCCGCACGAGTCTATTGATATTCATGAGGGGAGGCGGGGTAGTATAATAACCGGCTTTGGCCAAAACCCTTCCGATGGGCGGGGCTAGAACCGTGGTCGGGTTACCCATAGTGTCTGACACCGGGTAAAACCTTGAGCTACAAAAGGTGGCGTCGAACTGTTTATGAACGCCCTCGTGCACGACCAACTCCAAATTCAATCCCAAAGACTTGAGGTCTTGGACATACTTGTGTCGATCAACGAGACTTGACAAACTGATTAAAGAATCGTCTCCCAACACGAGGCCGCGGACTCTGAACGTACTGAACACCTCATGAGGTGGGGGAAGCTTGCCTTCGCTCTCCAGTTGGAGCGCTAGGCAAAATGTAGAACACACGTACTGGAGCAGCGTGTTTCCGCACGATGTATTGGCGTCCCCCGAATGTCTAGTGCCGTCCACTTGAAAAGAGTTGCCGAACTTGTCAATACCACAGGTGTCGATCGACCGTTCGAAAGCACGGAGGGTATCCTCGGGGCACCCGACTGCGCGGTAGAACTCAATTTCTATCCTCAGCAATCCCGAATGTATAGACGAGTCGTAACGAGAGTAGTCACCTTCGTAACAAACGACCCCAGGTTCTTTTAAAGAATCGGAGAAATATCGTCCCACGCATTCCGCGTCAAGTCCCGACGTGTAGACGAAACCATACTCGTTGCCGGGGTGCATGAAAGTACGCATGGCTTTTCCCATGGCGGCGCAAAACGGTCCCGTGAGAACGTTGTGTTCGCGTTGGGCGGCCAGAATTAGCCTCGGTTCTAGTTTGGCCACGCCGTTAGTGTCAGACTTGGCCAGTCCTTCTATTTTCACGAAGGGATCGCGTAAATTTATCCTCGGACTCGGCCCGGCGTTGTTTGAGAGAGCGGCTCTGTCGTATCCAAGTTGCAGAGCGAGGGAGAATTTTTCCTTCCACTCCGAATAGTCTATTGGGACAACTGGATTGTCAATGTTGTAACTAGGACAAAAGGAATCATGGAATTCGCGCAAATAGTCAAAGCACCTCTGCACCAGCCCTACGCTTCCAGTGTTCATGTGAATGGGCTGGGGTTTCAGTTGTCTAGTGACTATGGCGGACACCGCTGAGTGGCACGAATTGGAAGGAACGACCGGGATAGCCACCGTGGAAACTATGCCAGCAGCTACAATAGGAGTCGGCATCTTCTTCCTTATATGCACGTCTCCTGGAACAATGTTCGCTGTAATGTCCATTTCCTTGGCTAATAGTTCGTCCACCGTTTCCGTGGGATCGGTGGATGGTAGCACAACGGGTCCGGGAAGGGGCTGGCGCCGGTTAGCTAAAGGGCGGGAAGACCGGTCGTTTTTATAGGCGGCAAAGGGGTCATTAGGAGTAACATGTTTGGATTTTACTAGTTTTGCCGCAGCCCAAATGGTCATTCCAGAGGCGACCGCCAAGGATATAGGTGTCGCTATGGTTGGTGCCAACGTACCGACAGCAACACCAGCTCCGGCGCATACGAGAGCAGCTGTAAGCACACGTTTCCAATTGAAAATGGTTTTAAATTGCATTTTCAT